ATTAGTTTCACATGTGCCACACAAAGATGTATCGCAGTTCACCAAGCATGTGCAAATGGTATCATATGGGGACGACAATGTCTTTAATATTGATCCTAATATAGCACAAATATTCAATATGAGCACGCTTACGAATGCAATGGCCATTTTCAATATGACATATACAGATGAGCACAAGGGCACAACAATCGTCAATCTGCGACCACTATCACACATTTCTTTTCTGAAAAGAAATTTTTCACCAACCACCACTTTTGAGCGTAAATATTTAGCTCCACTCGACATCGATACCATAAACGAGATGTTGTTTTGGATTAGAAAGGCTGATGATTTAAATAATCAGTCACACTACGAACAAATTGTAGGTACTGTATTGATAGAAGCTTCTCTTCACCCTCCGGAAGTGTACGAGCGCTTCACGGCATACTTTGACACGATCCATGAAATGGGACTCTTTGAGCAAGTGCCCATGCCATCATACACTGCACAGCTCTACAAAACACTAGATTTGGATGATCCATATCTTAACTAATAAGTTTTCCATTTGATTTAATTAGGATTAAGGCAAACATATTGCAGATACGGGACATGAGTGCTTGTACATGTCCACATATGCCCGTGGGCTTCTGTTCTTAGAAATACTCGTGGGATCAAAATATGAATACTCAAATAACAAACCAACAAACGGCAACTTATCATTTATCGGGACAATCCCAAGACAACTCGCTCTTCCCTGGACACCCCTCCATGTGTAACAATCCAGCTTTTAAATTGACAGATCGCGTCCATTCCATACATGACATTTTAGGTCGACCGACTCGTATTAAACAACTCAAATGGAAAGCAGATCAATCGAATAATGCCCTGATGGGAGACGTTTCTCTTCCACAAGCATTGTTTGACGATCCAGACATTGCAGCCAAAATATCAGGATTCGTGGGTTTTAAAGCAACTTTGTGTGTTAAGGTGTATACTAACGCTCAAAAGAAACAACAGGGCGCTATACTCGCTCATTTTATACCGGAATTAGCTGATGTCAAGAGGTACGGATTGTTGAATGCAACACTGATGACGAAGTCTTCACAAAAGAGCCTAGTCTACAACATCGAGGAAGATGCAGAAATTAACTTCCGCATTCCATACATTAGCCAACACCACATGATAAATTTGGTGAGCTCAGTGGGAGTCTTTGGTAATCTTTACATCTCTGTTTATGATTCGTTAAAAGCAATATCGAACACAGCTGTAAGTGTGTATATCGATGCCTGGTTCGAAGACGTTGACTTGCAATTCCCAACCCATAACGTAATGACAGGGGCATGTCCGACCCAGGCCGCAGAGGAGACCGACTTTCAAGGCAAATTAGCGGACGCCCTTCATTTACCAGACACTATTAATGAAATAAAACCTTCTTACTTAGTGAATAAAGTTGCTAATATCATGCAATTAGCTGGTTACCAAAAGAAGACGAACACTAAAGTTAAGCACATAACATCGTTGACAATAGCACCAAATATGTCAAATTTCAATGGCGAATTTCATGGTACGAAGATGGCACTGGCTGCAAATAATACGTTAATGAAGCTCAAGAATGCTGCTGGCACATCACAAGATGAAATGCTATTTTCACATTTATTGGCAAAGCCTACGTATTTTCAAACTGCACAATGGTCGTCACGCGCTCCACCACGCAACAATATTATTGCCACTATTCCAGTGCATCCAGGTATGATTGAACCAACGTCGACGGGGGTGTATGGAACTACTCCTTTGTCTTTTATTGGTTCATGCTTTGGGATGTGGAGAGGATCATTAAATTACGATTTTCAGTTGATCAAGACAGCAGAGCACTCTGGTGTTATTCGTGTCTCTTTTTTACCCTCCATTAAGTACGAATCTAATGATAAATTTCGGCCGAACTTCAAAAATTGCTACGTTGAGACATATGATCTCAAAACTACAACTAAATTTCGTTTCACGGTGCCATATGTATCGACTACGCCTTACACGTGCTTCGCATTGGAACTCGATAAGACAACACGGCCTCCTTTTCTGGATTATGCAATTGGCACATTAGTAGTTGAAGCGTTTTCACCATTACTTCATCCAGATATCGTCTGGCATACGATTTCAATTAAAATGAGCATTTCCGGTGGCACTGATTTTCATTTTGCAGAACCCACCGCACCTATTATATTTCCGAACTTAACAGCACTAAAGTGGGCCCCAACAGAAGAAAAATTGGTTGAAGAGGACTTTGAAATGTTGTCTACGCAAAGTGCGGATGATGTTATATCATCAGTGAATACATCACCCACGGACTTGCCATCAGCTGCGTGCACAGGAGAAGTTATAAAGAGCGTCAAAAATTTGTGTTCACGTGCCGGAGTCTTTGCCAATTTTGAGAAGCCAAGTGGCGACGTAGTGTACACCTTTAGGCCATTTATGAATCAAACGTTTATTGATCGCACCGTAACTCCATCTGATATGTATTTTGACTACATTGATTACTTCTCGTGGTTATATGCATACATGAATGGAGGTTTGCGTTTTCTTTTCAACCCAAACAACACTGTGCCTACAACGATGCGAGCTGTCATGCGTACTGGCAATCAAAATTATTACAATCAAACATCACGCAAACGTGCATCATTGCGACCACGCAACGAGATTAAATCTCGTCAACCAGGGCGTTTAATGTATCCGTTTTCTACTCAGTACTTCAGCACAAATCTCCAAGGTATTGCCTCACTAGAAATTCCATACTATGGTAGGGCTCACATAATGCCAGTTCAACATCAACTCGAAGATTCTGCAGATGCGTGGTCCATTGCGACTCCTTCACCAATTTGGGATATATATAGTACAACAGCACAGACTACCGCACCAGAAGTGATGCGAATGTGCGCAGACGATTTCCGTATGTATTATTTCGTAGGTTGCCCAACAGTGTGCCTTTTACCATCAGCGGAAAAAGATTTACCTCTTCGTTTCCAGTACATTCCACATATGACTACCAATGTTTACGTAGATACGAATGCCGTAACGTTCGAAAATGCTTTGACACCATATGAGCAGAATTTCTTCATGGCCACACAAATTATAGGCGCCACAAAGTCATCTGGTTTGTCAGTCTTGCCCAGTAACCAATTGGCCTATTTCACGCACGACGAGTCATATGTTTCAATAAAAGTAACCAATGCTAGTAGATATTTGGTCGAACGAGTTACTCCAACGATACTGGTACAAAACAATCTATTTCCTAAATCTTGGGTAATTCAAGGTGTATTAGTGCAAGGGACAGTTCAAGGAGCTGATCACTGGGATTCTAAACCCGCAACAATCAACAAGTCGGATACAGGAGTGTATTCTTCGACCTTTTTCACTGCGGTGGCAAATGGTTATTTACTCAATTCAGCACTCATCATAGTAGACATTTACGATAAAATGCATATAGTAGCAGCAGACACTCGATTTTATTTCTCAACAGATGGAGGAATACACTTACAACACAGCACTCAAACATTTTATTTCATTGGAGATTACTTCTATGTTAAGTATGGAGCAAACATAGATACCACAGCATATATGCTGAATTAATCTATCTCACTAAAAGTGAGATCCCAAAAATATCAATTATTTTACCCGTAACAAATTAAGAATTTATAGTTACTTAGTGGTGAAGGTATTTTACTAACAAATTCATCCTCAATTGACGGGTGGCTATTATTAACACTAATATTCAGTCG